CATATGCTATGAACAATTTAGATGTTAGTATGACTAACATTTGTACCGAAATAACACTACACACAGATGAAGAACATTCCTTTATATGTTGTCTCTCCTCACTTAATTTGGCAAAATACGATGAATGGAAAGACACTGACGTTGTGGAAACCGCGATCCGATTCCTCGACGGCGTCATGCAAGAATTTATAGACAAATCAAATGGTAAGGATTCAATGATCCGCACCCATAGACACGCTTTAAAAGGTAGAGCACTTGGTCTGGGGGTAATGGGATGGCATTCGTTCCTCCAAAAGAAAAACTTACCATTTAACTCTATAGCTTCAACAGCTTGGACTCATACAATCTTTAGCCAGATTAAAACACAAGCAGAAGCTGCTTCACGTAAATTAGCTGAAGAATATGGTGAACCACTTTGGTGTAGAGGTACTGGAATGAGAAATACTCATTTACTAGCAATTGCTCCTACAGTTTCAAATTCAAGAATTAGTTCATGTTCAGCAGGTATTGAACCTCAACCAGCAAATGTTTATGTATTTAATGGTGCTAAAGGAACATTTATTGTAAAAAATCATGAACTAGAAAAAGTACTTGAAGGAAAAGGAAAAAATAAAAATAAAGTTTGGGATCAAATATTAGCAGATAATGGATCTGTAGCTAATTTATCTAGTGATATTTTAACTGATGATGAAAAAGAAGTATTTTTAACATTTCCCGAAATTAACCAGTTAGGTTTAGTTCAACAAGCTGCAATTCGTCAAAATTATATTGATCAGACACAATCTTTAAATATTGCTTTTGACCCAACAGATTCCCCAAAATGGATTAATCAAGTTCATATGGAAGCTCATAGATTAGGTATTAAAACATTATATTATTTGAGAACTGATAGTGTAATTAAAGGAGATTTAGGTTCAAGAACCGCAGAAGATTGTTTGGCCTGTGACGGATAGTGGAATCTTGAATATTTATAACCAAAATATCTAATGGCTCCTGAGTTTAAAGTTATAAAAATAGAAACAAATGCCCAAAATTTATATGGATGGGTGGCACTTTCAAATACTGACCAGCCTATAGGACATATTTTTATGCAGGAAGAATTAGATAAGAAAATTAAATTTATGGATGCTTGGGTCAGTGAAGAATTTAGACGCCAAGGTATTTTTGCTTCATTATGGGAAACTAGGTGGGAATTTGTAAAAGAAAATTTTAAAGGATACAAAGCATACGCTTGGTCTTTACCTACATCCCAACATCTTTTACGTAAAAAAGGGTTTGAAGAAGGAGATACGTGTATTTATATGGAAAAAATAATAAAATAATTAATAACTAAACCCTTTAAAAAAAACAAAAATGGAACAACCAAGACCCGAAGAAATCGCAAATGCCGTAAGTGTAACTGCTGAAGCATTATTAAAATTACATACTGCTGGGTTAGTAGAACAAAGCAATATTGATAAAGCAAATATGTTATTAGGTAAATTACTTGATAATGTTATATTAGGTATGCAAGAAGGTGGAAATGAAGATCATGATATGGAACATCACCCAGATATGACATCTCCTGAACACAACATGGCACCCTCAATGAAAAAATAATTAAAAATAAAAATAATAAAACAAATAATCATGGGAAGAAAAAAGAAAGTAGTCAAAGAAGAAATAGTTGAAAAAATCAGCTTATTAAAAAAAGTTTACAACTCAGCAAAAGCTTGGGTTATAGGAAACGGTATAGAAGGAATATTAGGCTTGGTTGCAGGTTTAGTATTATGGACACTAGGCTATAAAATATCCGCGGGTTTCGCACTAGGTGTGTTTGCTACTCGTAATTGGGATATCTTAAAAACTTGGGTTAAAGGTTTATTAGGTAAATAATCGAAATAGTATTTTTATTTTTATGTGGAAGGGGTGCAATAGCATCCCTTCCCCTATATTTATAAGCAAATGTTTCCCCCCAATTGTTTCCTATGATAAATTTTATCAAATCAAATTTTATGGCCTTTAAGGATATATTTAAAGATGACAATGTCATCAACGAAAAAAATGTTGTGGGATTTTTATCTTTTGCTATTATGGCAATATTTGCTATAGCTGATATTATTACTGGATTTTTTGGGAAAGAATTATTAATTCAAGATTTTATATATAATTCATTTGTAATTATTACCCTAGGATCATTTGGTATTGATGGAATAACTAAAATTTTTGTTAAAAAGGAAGAATAAAATGATACTAAAAATTGGTTCAAATGGGAAGGAAGTTAAAGAATTACAGGAATTTCTTGAGATTCAAGCAGACGGCATCTTTGGTAAAGGAACAGATACAGCGGTTAGAGAATGGCAGCAAGAAGAAGGTTTGGTTGTTGATGGTATTGTGGGTCCTGCCACTTGGAATTCTATGGGTCTTGCTAGTACTGATATCTCAGAACAAGTTTTTGAGACGGAAAACTGTTTAATAGTTGAAAAACATTACTTACCTAAAGGTGAGTATAAAGTTGGACCAACTAAAAAAGAATATGTTTTCCTACACCACACAGCAGGATGGAATAACCCATTTAAAACAATTAATCAGTGGGGTAGAGATGATAGAGGAGCAATAGCAACTGAATTTGTATTAGGTGGTCAATCTGTAAGAGGAAATGATGATAAATATGATGGAAAAATGGTCCAATCATTTCCAGAAGGTGGATACGGTTGGCATTTGGGTAATAATGGATCCCCATATATGCATACCAATTCTGTAGCAATTGAAGTTTGTAATTTTGGATATATAGTAGATGGTAAGACTTATGCTGGTACTATAGTAGATGAATCACAAATAGTAACATTAAAAGAACCATTCAGAGGATATAAAACCTGGCATAGATATTCAGATAAACAAATTGAAAATCTTAGATTATGGTTACTATGGATAGCTGAAAGGGATAATATAGATATTAGAGAAGGTCTCCCGTCTCTAATTAAAGAAAAGGGAGCAAAAGCTTTTGATTTTAATTCTGATGCTTATTATGGTAAAATAAAAGGAGTTTGGACTCATACAAATACTCGTAGAGATAAATTTGATATGTTTCCCCAAGATGAGTTATTAGAAATGTTAACAAATTTATAAAAATGCAAACTAAACTATTAATTGTAGCAATGACGTCACTTTGTACATATCTTTGTACCTATTTCTTTAACTTATCAATGGAATATTCGGAGCAATACCTAGCTGTAATAGCTGTATTGTGGTTAGATGGAGTATTTGGAATTTGGGCTGGTGTGAAAAGAGAAGGATTTAAAACATATAAAGCTTTAAAAATAACTAAAAATACTTTTGCTTGGCTAGCAATACTTACCGTTATTTTAATGATAGAAAAGGGATTTGTAGGAGCAGGTTGGCTATCTGAAGTAATTGTCATACCTTTCATGGTACTACAGTTAATAAGTGCCCTTAAAAATGCTTCTATGGCTGGTCTAATTAAAACAGAAGAAATAAATAAAATATTAGATCGCATAGATATGAATAAGGGCTTCAGGAGCTAAAACATAAAAATATGCTTAAAAAACTACAGGAAAGAATATTTCCATTCTTAATAGCAGTATCTGCATTATCCGTAAGCGCAAGTGCTGCATTTTATTCAATTAGTGGATTAAGTAAATTATTTGCAGGAGCTGCATTTGCAGTTATTGTAATGACTTCATCTTTAGAGATAGCTAAATTAGTAATAGCATCTTTACTTTACCAATATCGTAAATCTTTACCAATATTTTTAAAATTATACTTATCAGTTGCCTGTATAATATTAATTCTAATTACATCTATGGGTATCTATGGTTTCTTATCATCTGCTTATCAAGAAACTTCTTCTAAAGCCGGAACAATTGATGCTCAAGTTGCTTTAGTTGAAACTAAGAGGGATAATATCAGAGAACAACTTACAATTTATAATGAAGAAAAAACCAGTATAAATACAGCAGTAGGTGATTTAAGAAATGGTTTATCAAATAATACAATTCAGTATAAAGATAGAGAAACAGGTGAAATTATAACAACTACATCATCCTCAACACGAAGAGCTTTAGAAAAACAACTAGATCAAGCTATTGAACGTCAAACTGAAATAAATGGTAAAGTAGATGGTTTAAATGAACAATTATTTAACTACGAAACTGAAATTGTTGAAATATCTACTAATAATGATTTAGCAGGTGAATTAGGACCACTTAAATATCTATCAGGATTAACTGGTGTTCCTATGGATAAAATTATCAATTATCTTTTACTAACTATCATATTTGTATTTGATCCCTTAGCTATTGCTCTTGTAATTGCTGCTAATTTTGCTTTTGAGCAATTAGGAAATAAATACAAAAAAAATCTTTATGGTGAAAATGTTCCCCTCACTACCCCATTTAAAAGATATGAATACATGGATAAAAAAGAGGTAGATGTAATTTTAGAAGACAAAGAAGAAGTTGAAGAAGAAGTTGAAGAAGAAGTTAAAATAGAAGAAACTCCCCCACTCCCAAAACCAAATTATGATATAGAAAAAGACAAAATCAAAAATATGTCAGGAATATCAGGGTGGAGAAAAAGTAAAATGTTAGCAGAAGTTGAAAAGAAAAAGAAAAATGATAACAACGATTTAAGAATAGATTATTGATTATTTGGCTTCCCAAAATATTGTTCGTATATTCACGGGGTAATAATGATTAATAAAAACACAAAAATAAAGGTTATGACAGAATTAGAAAGATATGAAGATAAATTGGAGTATGATAAATTCCAAACATTAGTAAATACCAAAGAGTATGTTACTAAAGCTGAATATGAGTTTATCATTAATTATGATAAAACTGAAAAATCCAATTTCTCTTATATGGGTGATTATTCCAAACATGGTGATTATTTAAATTTTAATGTTTATTGTGAGTATGAACACCATGAAGCAATTACAAAACAAGAAATAGGATAATGAAAAAGGTTTTATATTTACACGGTTTAGAAAGTGACCAAGGTGGTCCGAAAGTAGATTATCTTT